CATCACTGAAATGATGAGGACCTGGGGAATAGAGCCATCAGACGTGGATGAGGCTCGAGGAGACTCCAACAGTGCGGGCAAGATGGGGATGGGGTTCTCTCTGAACGACCTCTATATGCGCGAGTTCGCCAAAATCTGCTCGTCATCACGGCCACAGTTCGACCTTCGGGTTCCGTACAAGCGTAGGGGTTCGATTGATGCGCGGGTACGGATGATGTCGAGCGCATGTGTTGATGGGAGATTCCGGGTTCATCGCGGATGCACCCGCTTGATCCATACTTTGCGCCACTGGAGAGGAGCAAATGACGATTTGAAGGACCCATTCGACAGTTGCGGTTACATTTCTGAGATATACTTGGCCCCGAGCGGAAGCAAGGGACCGGGTCTGATGCTGATCGGGTAGCGGAGATCATATGTACGACATACCTGGCGATTACATGCCCCAGTCCGATGAGGACATCTCTCGATGGGATGTTCAGAGCCTCCGCTATCGGATGTTGACGGGGCAACAGCGTGACGATGTAATCGAAGAAATCCGAAGCATGTTTGCCGCAGAAGTCTCGATGGAACTCGAGGTTAATCCTGACCTTTCGCGAAATACGTTTCGGATGGTCTGGCAGCAACTTTGCAACGCATACCTTGACGCGCCAATGGTTACGATAAGGAGCGGCGGAGAGCCCGGCCTCTCGTCTGTGATTACCCATCGGCTCTGGCCCCAAAGGCAGACGGCTGATCTCTGGGCGCAAGCTATCCGCGAGTCTTTGTTCCGCCTTGACTGGGTTCCGGGTGGCACCAAGGTTCGGTATCGCCCAGTGTCTCCAGACCTGGTCGTTTGCCGGGCGTTGCCTGATCAACCAGACGTTCCAGGCTATGTTTCAGAAGTTCGCTTGCGCCATTTGCCCAATGGCGAAGAGGTCTGGACCAAGGAAATCTGGGATGTCATGTCCCCGACTCCGATATTCAAGATCTTGACCAAGTCCGGAGACGTTTGGGCCGATGTAACCGCTCAATTCGCTCCGGACTTGGCAGGCGAATATCCATACATGGACCGAGAAGGCAATCCCATACTTCCATATGAACTTATTCATGCAGAAGTTGCGCCACAGCTCTGGTCCTACCATACCGGAGCGGAGCTCGTGGCTGGTTCGCTGCGCCTCGCTGCTCTGTGGACCCACTGGGGCGATGGGTTTACCTCTGCATCGCACCCGCAGCGCTACGCGGTCGATGTCTCCACGCAGGCCGGTATCACCAGGCACTATTCTGGTCACAACGTCGAAGTCATCCCGACAGATCACAAGTCCATTCTGAGATTTAAGTCGGATGGCCCTACTGGGGCTGTGCTTGGGCAGTATTCGCCCGCCATGGACGCCAGAACGGCGGCAGAATCGCTCCGGATGTACGAAAAGGGCTTGGCGGTGTACGCTGGATTGAACCCAAGCGACCTGCAACTGACTCAGGGCCAGTCGGGGTATGCCATTGTGGTCTCCAACCAGGGGAAGAGAGCCCAGCAGAAGCGTACAGAACCAGCTCGACGCATGGCTGATCAGCGCATTCTGGCCAAGGCCGCAAAGATGGCCAACGCATACGCTGTTCCGTCTCCCGGTCTGCCTGAGGAGCCTGGGGAATACCGTATTGAATACTCAAATGTGGGAACAACGCCCGAAGAGCGCAAGACCCACACGGAAGTCATAAAATCCGAGCTAGAAATGGGACTGATCTCCCGTGTCGAAGCCTATCGTCGGCTAAATCCCGGCGTTGACTCAGATGAAGAGGCTGTTCGTAGACTTATTGATATTGATCGGATGACAAAGATTCTGAACCGGAGCCAAGAGGCCCCACTAACCGCAACACCAGCGACACAGGGTGATGATAATGAGCGAAGAAATGAAGGAGGAGACTCAGAGCTCTCCGGGGACGGTGCCGAGCTACCGGCTGAGAGAGGAATCGGAGAAGAGGAGGAAAGCGGAGGAGCAGTTATCGAAGATTCTTGAGGAAGTGAAGGGCCTGAAGGGCGCTCTTGCCGAGGCTCACTCGAAGCTTGACACCACTTCTTCCGTGCATGAGCAGGATATTGCCCTGATCTCGGCTGGAATCATCGATCCAGAGGTCCGAGAGTTCGTGCGTGAGCGATTCAGCAAAGCTAAGGACGCGAAGGATTTCGCTTCGTGGATGGAGGGCCAGCAGAAGAGCCCGTCTGCGCTGTTGGCTCCATTCTTGAAGAAAGAGTCTGGCGCCGAGGTTAAAACAGAGGCGAAGGCGGAGCCCAGAGCCGAAGAGAAGCCTGCTCCCGCCGTAGAGCTTAAGGGCAACCCAAACGCTGGAACCGGGCAGCCGGTTCGGAATAACGGAACGTCATGGTCTTCCGATGACATCAAGGCAGCAATGTCTAGGAATGGCGGGGTGGGGCTTGGGGCTTCCAAGGATGCGATTCTCAAGGCGCTCGCCGCAGAGGGTTTAATCAAAGGACCTTCTGTTTGACATCGTGGGTTGTCAAGAGATAGCCTTGATGTGTAGCGGAGTCGCCCCCCGATAGTGGGTGTTGAACAACATCTCTTCACTATTAGGAGCCAGTTACTATGGCTGACGAAATTACCTTTAGTACCCTATCGTCTACCGGTGGGCGTATTTCCGCAGTCCTTTCCGCACTTGTGCGTCAACAGCTTTATGATGCAACGGATCTCCGCAGCGTCATGACGTTGATTCCATGGAGCGCGGTGGGTTCAGACAAGATGGAAGTAACCCTGGACGCTACGCCTGGCGCATTCGCTGCGGCCACGTCCGAGACTGTTGGCGGCCTGTCGAACAGTGCATACACTACCAGCAAGTTCTCCTTGCAGGTTGCCCGCTATGCTCGCCAGTACCAGGTGACCGATCTATTCGGCATTTCTGGTGGCCCCATCGATCTGGACCGCGTTGTGAACAAGTTGGTTGAGGGAGCCGGTCTTACCATGACCGATCTTCTCTGCAACCTGTTCAACAGCCTCTCCAATTCGGTCGGGACGAGCGGTGTGGATCTTGACGTGGATACCATCTACGACGCGCTATTCCAGCTCAACACCTCGAATGCATCCGGCCCCTACACGGCTGTGCTGCAAGCCCAGCAGATGAATGACTTCCGTTCCTCCCTTCGTGGAGAGACCGGTGCCATTCAGTTCCGCGAAGCTACTGCGGAGACCCTGCAGGCTCGAGGCCCCGGATATCAGGGAGACTTCCTCGGTATTCGCTTCTATCAGAGCGATAGCGTAGCCAAAATCAACACCAACGCCGACTATTCCGGCGCGATGTTTGTGGATGGTTGCTGGGCGTACACCATGGCTCCCGTTCGGGCGCTTCAGAGCTACATCCCAGAGGACAACATCCTCGTGGATGCCAATGAAGTCCTGGTGGAGCTCTCTCGCGATGCTGACAATGCGATGAGCACCTGCATTGCGAATATGTACCCTGCAGTTGTCGAAGTTGAAGACGCTCGCGGCGTCGAGATCGTCTCAGACGTGTGATTCATTTATGGGGGCCCCCTGTTCTGGGGGCTCCCTTTTTTAAGGAGCAGACATGCAGCAAGGAACCGTGCGCCTCACTCAACCCAAGCGTGAGAAAGCACATGTCAGGGAGGTCCATGGCCTCCCGATTCGCCGTGGAACCAAGCCAGGCAAGCGATTCGTTTACGTTCACTACCCTAAGTCCTGGGAGTTCGTGGGCGGAGAGCACGGCTTTCTACCCATCCCTAAGCGGGTGGTGGCAGTTCCCGGGTGCAACGGAATCGGGAAGAGTGGAGACCTGACTCCGGTAATTATTGGCGTCACCCAAAAGGGTGGAACCTACATCAACCCGACCGACAACCGCCTCGGTGAATACGAGGGCTACGTCCAGTATTACGATTGCGAGAACGGCCAGAAATGGTACTGCGATTTCTGCGCGGAGGCCACGGTGCTCCCTGATGGAGAGATCATCTGGGACTCTAAGCCTGGCGAGTGGGAGAAGTTCAGGGCGAAACTGAGAGATTCTGGAATCGTTCAGCCATTGATTCCTGAGATCTACCAGATGTTGCTCGAGAAGCAGTCCAAGCGCACCGAAAGGATTGGCGCAAAGCTGAATCGGAATCCGCATCTTCAGAACAAGTATGATGTGGAGCTCCAGAAGCTTGAAGACATGCGTGGCTGCTGGGATGCTATGCGGCAAGAGAAACTAAAGGTCGCCAAGACCAAGCCAAAGGCTGCGCGACGGAAGGCTGCAGATCCTTTGAAGGATTGATTGTGGCTGGTGAACGAAACAAGCGGCGCGAGCAGATTGATCGCATGGTTCAGCACATGGTTCAGAACGGTGCAGACGCTAAGAAAGCCAAGAAGAAGGCAATCGAGTGTGCGGTACGTGCAGACAGGCGTTCTGATAAGAAGTAGACTTTAATCCCATGCCGGGAATATCCGTAGGAGGATGAAATGGCATTCAATGGTTCAAATCCCTTTAAGATCCCGCGCCCGCTTGCACTGCCTGGCGCCTGGAATGCAGAGTCACTGACAAC